TAGCACTCCCTCGAGAAGCTTGAACACATCAAACACGAGGTGAGTACGAGGTGAGGCTGCATCGTCGATCGCCTTGAAGAAGTCCGTCATCGTGACCGGCCTGTTGGAGTACAGGTGTCCATACAGAGCCTTGTCCGTTGCGGTGAGGAACTTCTGCACCCACCCGAACATGCCGGCACCACTGCTCGCGCTCGCCTGACTAAGCAGGTCCTTGAAGGTTGTCCAGGCACCGTGTAGGGTGAGCGTGGCCTGCCGGAACGCTGCCATCCTGTAGCCCGGTGTAGTCTCGACGAACTTGTTGATTGCGTCGAGCACCTGCTGCACCGGGATGTTCATCGACCCGATGCGGTGAATCTCCGTGCCGGTGATGTGCAGCATCCGGTTCAGGATCGGCAGCATCGGGATGCCGTCACGGGATAGCTGGTTGACTGCGTAGCCGGTCAGCCTACCAGAGTAGGCCATGTGCTGGAGCGCGAGGGATGCGCGCTGAAGGTTTGCGGGTGTTGCCTTGCCAGCGGCGGCCAACGAGTCAAGTAGGGACTGCATCGTCTGATTCGCGGTCTGCAGAGGATCGGAGACGCCCGGTGCGTACTTGAGACCGTAGTACAGCTGCCGAAACGCGGTGGTCACATCTTTGAACTGGAACGGTGAGAAGGCAGTTACCTGGAATAGATGCTGTAGCTCGGTATTGAGTGAGGCGGTGTCCTTGAAGACTGGACTCAATGCAACGCGAGCCTGCTGCATCGCACTCTGATAGTTCCAGCCTAACTTCAACACTGCCGCACCAGCGGCTACGAGGGCCAGGGTGCCCGCATACGCTAGGCGACGCCCGGTGAACAGGGTCTGATTGTAGATCTCCTGCTTCCGTGCGTTGACCATTGCCCGATCCCCGGTCAGGTTCATCGCCACGCCGAGTTCTTCAAGCGCAGCGACTTCAGCCTGCACCCCACCTACAACTTCACGCCAGCCGGTGAGGATGGTCTCGAGGATTACCGGCTCAACGGGCACCCTGGCTACCTCCCGAACATCTGGTTGAGGATCTTGCCAATCTCGTTCGCGTGCATGATGGCGCGCTCTTGATCCAGCTTCCGCAGGTTGTCACGGGAAGCAATGGCGATGCGCCGCATGACCTCACGTCGGAGCGGATCCTCCGTCTCAAGGAAAGCCATTGGATCCATTCCGAAGATAGCGACATATGCGGCGGTCTCGATCTCTGCGCGCCCTAGAGGTTTCCCCCTTGGTCCAGGAACTCAGCGGTAGCGTCCATGGTAGTGTCACCCATCCACCGTCCCAGGAGCAAGGTGTGTTGCTGAATGGCGATCATGTTGCCGCCAAACAGCGCGATGACTACGGAACGAGCAGGCTGGTTCGGGTCGATCTGATCCTCGAACTTGAGTGCCTTGGCCAACTCGGTGTCATAGTGATACAGTGGTAGTTCCAGCTTCTCGCCATTGGTGCCACGCTGAGCGTAGAATCCCTCGCAGGCAGCGATCATCGTGTCGATCGATGCGTACAGGATACGCTCGTACTGTTGGCTCTTGCGGAACTCCCGCTGTACCTTGCGGCCGATGCCGGCGATCTCTTCACCGCCCAGCAGCCGATACTTCACGAGCATGATCACGCCGCTGTCCCTACCGTAGCCAGGGATGGGGATAAACGTCTCTCTCTCGGCAGCCATCTCATCCCGCTCAGCAGCGAGTGCGTCGAGCAGGCTGCCCGTATCGTCAGGCAACCCGCTCGCCGCGAACTCAGAGGTCTCACCCAAGCTGGGCTGATCCTCTTGTACGTCTTCGGACATGCGCTCCCTCCTTGTGGGTTCCCTAGTTGACCGTCGGGAACCCGGTGACGGTGAACTCCAACTCGACGATGGCTGCGCCGGACTGCTCGGAGTCAAGCGGTGGCGGCGTGACCTTCTTCAAGATGGCGTTGTAGACGATTGGCTTTCCGAACACGTTGCCATTGATGTCCAACGGCTGCCGGCTGATGTGAGCCTGGGACTTGCCGGCAGCGTTGATCCATTCCTGCAGGTGCAAGTGGTCACGCTCCAGGCGGTACAGACGCGAGACCACGACGTTGGCTGTCGTGCGCCTGCCGCCAAGGGAGACGGGATCCGCCATGCCACCCGGATAGTAGTTGGTCGAGTCTGAGTCGACCTCACCACCGGTCCACTTGTCCCACACGCCGTAGTTCTGCATCTTGCCGGTCTTCCGGTTCTCGATGCTCACCACGATCTTGTGGGTATCTTGACGAGTAGGTCCTCCAGCCATTTATGCCACCGCCTGGGTGATCGGCGTGTTCACGATGAGGATCGAGACCAACTCCGCGAAGGGTGAGGGTCGCACAGCCACGACCGCGCGGAGTTGGTTGTCCGCGATCGTCGCTGGCGTGTTGACAGACGGCCCGGTGTCCACGTTGAACGCATCCTCCGGCACCGACCCGAAGATCTGACCAGACGAGTAGTCTGCCTGGCACAGAGCCGACAGGGCAGCGCCGTAGTCAGAGAACGTATGACCAGTGCCGTCGATGACAGCGAACATGAACTGCTCGCCGACGGCCTGACAACGAGCGCCCAGTTCCATCAGGTACCGGACGTTGCTGAAGTCCACCCACGACATGTTGCTGACGGGGTTCGCCAGCGAACGGTAGCCGTAGTTCCTGAAGCCACCGAGCATCTGGCGGATGACATTCACGCCGGTGCCATTGAGCGTCTGCCTCACCGGGTCGGTGAAGGCAGGCTGACTCAGACCGACTACTGAGTTGAAGACACCCTGCTCGCCGGCAGCCGGTGTGTCCGGGTTATTCAGGACATCGTTGCGGGCGATCAATCCTGCCATGGCACAGGACGGTGGCACGATGCGTGACGTACCGGGCGTGGCACCTGGCACAACGAGCCATGGAGTGAATGATGCCGAATACTGCCCAGCACCGCCACCAGCAGCGGCAGCTGCGCCTGACTGCAGCGTTGCTACCGTTGGGGTGTCCACCAGGTCGATCAGAGCCACCCGGTTGTTGGCCTGAGCATGAGCCGCGAGTTGCTGCGTCCCAGCGGTAGATGTCCTGCCCGGTGCGAACACCTGGCCGGGGCCAAGTGCAGCGCCGAACGTGTTGAGCGCAGTCAGCCACTGTGCATCTGTCGCGTTGTTTCGGTCGTCGTTGCCGCCGGAGAGCGCGACAGGGGCCACCAGCGCCGGTGGGTTGGTGCTGGTACCGAGCGCGACGTTGAGGTACTGGCTGTATGTATTCACCCACGCGAGCGCGTCGGCCTGTGTCACCAGGTCGTACGATGTCTCGAGGATGTTGTTGCTGGCATCGGTGACCTGGATTGCAAACCCGGTCACCTGCCCCGCGACGATACCGACCTTGATGTTGTTGCCCCATGCTCCGGGCGAGTCGGCTGACAGGACCAGGCTTGAAACAGCGCCGGCATCCAGGTATGTGTGCGATGCGGCGACTGCTGCTGGTCCTACCACGCGACCGATGTACGCGCCGTTCCCTCCCTCGCGGAAGAAGATGTCCACCGCATCGTACAGAATGCTGTAGGTGACGCGAGCGCCACAGAGCGAGATGAACTGATCCAGGCTCTGGACGAACGTGGGTGCGTTGGTTGCTCCCTTGTCACACATGCCGACGATGAACGCGACGCCAGAATCGGTCGGAACGGAGCGAGGCGGCACTGACGTCTGAACTGCAACAACTACGCCAGGACGCGTCATTCCTTGGCTCCTTCCTCGGTCTTAGCAGCAGGCTTCTCGACGCCCGGCTTCCCAGAGGTTGAGAGCGAGGTCTTGTCGTCGCCCTCAGCCTCTGCTTCCGGCACTGCTGCCTGGCCCTCTGCCGTGATGGCATTCTCGTATGCTGCACAGTTCACGATGCTGCCAGTCGTGATGAGGGCTTGGTTGTGTGGATCACTTGCGTCTTCACCGGTGAGCTGGAAGATCTCGCCGATGGCTACCGTCTGGCCACTGGCGAGGCACACCACGTGCAGAGCAAGATTCCTGTAGTCCTCCGGTACCGTGGGGTCCGGTGTCTTTGCCTTTGTCTGCGGCATTAGTCCTCCAGGATCTCGACTGTTGCTATGACTTCTTCGGCCAATGGCCAATCGCTGCCCGGTTGCTCGGGCAACGGATCGATAGTCTTGGGACCATCGAACCTGTTGATGACGCCAGCGACCTCGATCTCGAACAAGACCTGTCCGGCGCTGATCGTCTGATCATCTGTGAAGGTGAAGTGCGGATCGTAGCTTTCGTCCAGCCAGACACTGCCGTCTGCGAAGCCACCGAGCGACTGCTGCTGTAGCATGATGGTACGAGCGATGCCGGTGTACATGCGGCAGATCTTCATGGTGTCCTTACGATCCTTTGCGGTGCAGAAGACCCCGACCCCTACGTTGAAGAATGCGCGGAATGACCCGTCACCCTCCTGCATTGGAGGATGCCTATTACTGAGCCCAGGACTCACGCACACTATGCTCGGCAGCTGATCAGCCGCCTCCTTATCTAGCTGATTGACCTTCAAGTAGCTGCGCGGCATCGGGTGTGTAGGTCTGGTGTTTCTGTCAGGGATCAAGTGACGCTGTAGCTCGTACTCGACCATGTACGTGTAGAACCATTTCTCAAGAGTGTCGAGCACAGCCTCCTCCAGATCGTCGGCGATCTGTATGGCTCCGAAGATGCTCATGGATCCCTCATCCATGCTTCAACTAGATACTGTGTGACTACCTCGCCCATCCTGATCCTGTCGTTCGGTGTGAACTTGATGAAGGGACGGTGCGCCTGCTGCGTTGCCGCGTAGGGCAGGTCAGACATGATGGAGGCGCTGTGTGGCTCAATGTGAATCTCCTGGTGCTCTGCACCTGGGACGGTGAACGCTTCGAACAGGTGGTGCCTGAAGAAGCCGATACGGGGATCACCACCCAGCTTGATCTTACGAGTCAGCCACTCATCCGTGAGCTGCGCCCAGGAACCACCGCCACGTCTACCTCCGCTCTCGAACGTCGCGCGTATGAAGTCCATCATCAGCATCGTGACTTCCGCCATCGCTGGCTGAGCGTCAATCGCAGCCTCGGCCAAATGCTCATATCGAGCAATGGCTCTCTCGAGGTTGTGCGTTCTGAGGTAGAATCTCATTACATCTTCTTCGTCAGCCAATCGGGGGTGGCTGGCGGGAATCCTCCCCAAGATGCCGCTAGACTTGGACCAGACATAACAGGACCAGTGGTACCGTCACCACCGCTGAGTACCTGCTGAATCTGCTTAGAGATGAGCGGTAGTTCTGTCTCATACTCCTTGTCAAGCTGTGGGTAGATACTGCGCCCGGTGTTGACCTGTTCCGAGTAGTAAGACATCTCCACCTGACAGGCTGCCTTCAACGCAATCAGGTTGCCAACATCGTCCTGCAACTCTTCGGGAATGTTAGTGCCTAGTACCTTAGACACGTCAAGTGCAGCCTGCCCTATGATGGCGGCGCAGTCGGTTGCGGTCGGTACCGTGTCATCGGTGAACGTACCCAACTGGTTGCCCTTGCTGTCGCGTGTGCGCGAGAGGATCTTCAGCGCTACATCCCGCACAGACGGCAGGTATGGCTCCTCCTGCTGCGGAATGTTCTGGACAGGATCAGCAACGATCGTGTTGCCGTCCTTGTCAACAAAGACGATCCGATACCAGCCCTCAGGGATCGTTGCATTCTCTGTCGTGAAAGAACGCGGCGATGGGTCAGATGGATCGAGGTCTGTCGGATAAATGTCCTGGGTGTCAATCAGCGTCCAGGGTCCATCTTCAGAGGCTGACTCCTCGATGTTGACGTGGAGCCAGGGGATGCCGTCAAAGCGTGGGGTGGGCAAGAAGTTTGAGAAGGTTACAACAATCACGAGATCCTCCCGGTCACAATGGTCTCAACGTCACCGTCCAACTTTGACCCTATTCCTCCCTGTATGACGTGCTCTTGAACGACGATGTCACCGGCTAGTGCGGGTACCACTCCACCGCCCAGTCCGCGCGTGATCTTACCTGATATCAGATCGCCAGGAGGAAATGGTGAATACTGACCGCCCGTATCGGATGCCATCCCGAAATCGTCGTCAGAGAGCCAGGCGTGAAGGATGGCGGTATCTAGTCCGTAAACTAGGTCAGAAGTGTACTTGCCAAGCGAGGCATTTTCAACGATTGTCGCGGAGTCAAAGCTGACCGGTGTATTGGCAGTACCAGCGGCTGCAAGTTCGGTTGATGTGCCGCTGTCAGTAACAGTCAAGACAGCCCGGATCGGGCTGGTGGTCTCAGTTGTAGTACCAGAGTCAGTTGTGATAAGCGGGGTGGTGACGAGTGCGGCGTTCTCAGCCACCACCCCGTTCTGATCACCGACCGTGATCAGAGCCGCAGTACCAACGCTCGTTTCTGTTACGCTACCGGCATCAGCGACCGCAAGCTTGGCTATGAGGAGGTAACCATCGCTCGCGGTCGCTGTGTCGGAATCGGCCACCTGGTAGTGCGTCGATAGCACGGTTGTTTCCGCAGTCGCGCCATTGCTGTCGGTGGTCGATACTTGGGCTACAGGTGTCCCGGTCTCGGTTGCTGAGCCTGCGTCTGTTGCAGGCAATGCGGCCACGCCTGCCGCAGACTCAGCCGCCCCTGCGACGTCGGACGCCGAGACCGGGACATTTGTGGTGACGGTCTCGCTTGCAACAGTCCCCCCGTCGCTATCCGAGACCGCCACCTTTGCAGTCGCCGACTCTGCGCCCGTGCCAGAGTCAGAGTCGTTGACCGCTGCCTTAGTAACACTTGCTGTATCTGTAATCGCTCCCGCGTCCGTGCTGACCGGTGTATTGCCGGCAGCAAGAACCTGCGTATCGCTGCCTGTGCCGGTGTCCGTGGTCACCAAAGCCTGTGCGACTAGTGCCTGGGTTTCAGTCGTAGTACCATTCACATCGGCCGAGGTCTGACGTATGGCTGCCGACTCGGTGGTAGCGCCATTGACGTCTGAGCTCGAGACCGGCAAAACTGCGACGTTGTAACTAGCTGATTCAGTTGTGGTACCGTTAGCGTCTACATCGCTGACTAGTGCCTTACCAACAGTCGCCGTGTCTGAGCCAGTACCAGCATCTACATCGGTGAGGAGACCCCTGGTTACAGACCCTGACTCGGTCGTAGTACTGTTTGTGTCAGCGGTAGTGATCTGTTCCCGTGTGATGGACGCTGACTCGGTAGTGACGCTGTTTGCATCTGCGCTGACCGGCAGGTAGGCAATGCTGACAGCCTCTGTCTCAACGATAGTTACATCCGTATCCGTGATCTTAGCGACAACCGAAACAACCTCGATCTCGTTGATTCCGGTAGCGTCTACGTCTGTTATCTGCTCCCTAGTAACCGATGCTGACTCAGTCGTTGTACCATTCGCATCTATATCTGAATACTTCTGGGAGATGGTAGTTGCCTCAACCAGATTGGGCAGCGGCAAGGGTGCGCCGGTAAGCGTGTTGTACGACGAGAAGGTTGCGGGGATCGAACTGTACGGTGAGTAGAGGGTCGCAAGCGTATTGTATGAGTCGACGAAGTCTGGTTCGTAGACGATGATGTTGACGACATAGCCGGCAGTCTCAGTGGTCGCCAAGTTGCTGTCGGTGTCCGTGATCCGTACCGGAGCCGTTACCTCACTGACTGGTGCATTAGAATCAAGAACAGTTTGAGGATTTCTGAACCACTTGTTGCGGAGGTAGTTCTCGACCAGCTGCCGTTCAGTGTCAGACAGCTGTCTGCTGTAGACGAAGACCTCAGCCACCTCACAGTCAGAGGTCTCTGTCGTGGCGGTTGCATCCTGACCGGAGATATTCAGTGAACCACCGAGGTTTTGAGATCCTGAACCGCCGTTCCTTGTCAGGATGCCATCCGAGAACAACCGTACAGGATTCGCGCCTACCTGATCAAACGAGTACAGCTTCCATTGATTGTTCGCCGTGACACTCGGCTCACCCGCTGCCCATCCTCCGTCATATACCGCATCCTGGTATCCCGGCCCACCTGCTGGTCCCCACCAACCGAGTAGGAAGTTGTTTGGCGGATAGTTAGTTGAGATGATCCTCTGCTGAGTAGCTGCTGCGCCGTTATGATGCGCAACGACCAGCAGGGTCATTGGCACCGAGACACCTGTACTTGATACACGGACGCGTCCCGCCCCAGCCTTGAACCGAACAACACCCTTGCCATCATTGATCTGTCCGGTCTGGAACGTGGGGTTGGGTGTTCCTACAACAGTACCAGGGATCGCTGGGGTTGCGAGGTTCGGCCATGGGTTGACGTCGGCACCATTCGCAAGGCCGAGTGTAGAAGCGTCGAAGTGAAGTATCAGCCCGTTGGTCGGGAAAGTACTGACGGATCCGTTCTCGGTGACAGCGCCATTAGCATCCGTTCCAGAGACCTGTGTTGCCGGTGTAGCAGTCGCGGTCTCTGATTCGCTGATGGTCGTGTCAATGTCAAGCTGGAGAGTTTTCGATGTAGCTACTTCTACATATCCGTTGGTGTCCGTATCGCCAAGCTTCCCGACAAGGGTAACCACTTCGATCTCGTTGATCCCGGTGGCATCGGTATCTGAATACTGACCCTTGTACGATCCACTCTCTGTCGTCGTTCCGTTAGTGTCGGAAGCGGATACGTTCGTCTTGATGGAACCGCCACCGAAGTTGTCAAAGACCGTAGGATGCCCAGGCGAGAAGAATCCAGTCGCGCCAGCATTCTGATATGTCGCATCAGTTCCTGTTCCGAGCACTCTCCATTTAGCCGCACCAAGAGGTTTGTAATAAATCGTGAATGTCGTTCCAAGCACTCTTGCCCCAATTGAATCCCCTGGTGAGAGAGCACAGGTAGGTTGTCCACCGACAGTAGACGAGCTACCACCACTTACCTTCTGCAACATCAACTTGTTATTTGTACTATCGTGCCGTAAGTAGTAGCCATTTTGTGCACCGACATCGGTGCCCGGAGTGAATCTCAGCCATACATCGTGGTATTGAGACTCGGACGGGTTTGGGAGATCAATGTACGCTTCGCAGTCGGTGAGTGATTGATCACTCCGATACGCACCACAGCCATTTCCAGGTGGCCCAGTCGAAGCTTGATTACTAGAAACGTAGGGAGTCAGATACGTCTGAGTGGGTACTGTCATACCCACCCAGGGAGAAGTCAAGATTCCATCGGCCCGATTGAAGTTATCGATGACACCATTCTGTGGGAAGTCAGTGACCTCAACGTATGCCGACTCATTCGCTGACCCGGAGTTCGAATCAGAACTGGAGACGCCGACTGGCGCGCTCTCGCCTAGCAGGTAGATCGTCGGTGTCAGCAGAACTGCGGCTGCGCTTGACTCAGCCGTGCCGTCGCTCGTAAAATCATCCACCCCGTCGAACTGCACCCAAGTCGTGTAGGCGGTTGACATCGACTGTGTAACGGCCACCCACATCTCGAATATGAGAACGTCGTTGTCTTGAATCGTCAGCGCGGCCGCAGGAGTGTCGAAGAGGCCTGCCGCGCTCGACTGATGCCATGCCATGGATGCAATCGAAGAAGCTCCGCCGCCGGTGGTAACTTTGTCCAGAAGACGGCCAACGAGCGCGCCGGTCGATGGACGCCAGACCGCCAGACATCCGAAGCGGAAGAAGATCGGGCTGGTTGAAGCGTTGCTCGTTTGCAGTCCCGCCTGGAGCAGCAAGCTGTTCGCGGTTGCTGGAATCGTCTGCGCTGCCAAAGGAGGAGAAACGAAACGTCTGACCGGGAAATACTGCGCAGTATTGCTCGCGCCAGTAGTGCCGCTCGGAGTCTGCACCGTACTGCCCTTCGTTCCGTTCATCGTCATGTTCGTGTCGATCCGGTTAGCCACCGCCGTCGCGTTGAAGTAGCCAGAACCTGCCTGAACGCTCGCACTCATTAGCGTCGTCGGCGCGGGCATTGTGCCGCCAGCAGAGTAGGCAGCGTTGTGCAGGTACCACTTATTGACTGGCATCCCAATCTACCAGTAGAGTTATCTCCAGCGGGCAGCAGCCATCAAAAGGAGCAGGGCCAACAGGTACATCGAGACCCACTGGCGCGGGCTCAGCAGCCCCAGCGTAGCAATCTCCGCGTCCATCACAGATTCCCCTAACCTCCCAGACGGCTCCATCGGTGCGGCGATAGCGTATGTAGCCCTCACGCTGCTCCTCGATGAAGACGTCAGGATCAGCAGTCGGGATCATGCAGGCGGCGAAGGCAGGATGTTGTCGGGAGGAGGCGGCGGAGGCAGTGGATTGCCTGCCGTGCCGGTGGTGGGCGGTTGCATGACGCTGACGTTGACCAAGTCCTTGGCCGGGTCGCCGCCAAGACCGTTCAGAATCGATGTCGCCATCTCGTCCGGCGTCATGGTCAATTCCTGATCACCTGGCTGAAGCTGAATCGTGCACATCACGTTCATATCGGCACCTTCCAGATTGTGATTTTTCGCCGGGCCTCCGGCGGTGGGGTGTGAATGATCTCCCAGCGGATCATGAAGTCGGGGACTGGGTCTGTTATGTCAAGCGTGATGCTGCCCTCCCGATCGATGATGCGCGAGAAGAAGTCACGGATCTGTGAGTCAAGTTCAGACCCCGGAGACAGGTCTGTGAACAACTCCTCGATCTCACGCTCAGGAGTCCAGATCTGACGAAGCCGTTCAACTGGGTGTAGCTTCATCCGCATCCTCGTAGTACGTGTCAACCTCCATCGGTGACAGACCGAAGACTCGATCCATCCCGGTGATCGGATCCGTCATCCGGCAGAAGTAGTTGTCCTGGATGATGACGCCCATCCCATCCGGCAACCAGAGCAGACCGCCGGTGTCATTCCGCTCCAGTTCATACACGATAGGCGCATCGAGGTTCGCGAGCATCTGCTCGTGTTGCACCTTCAGATCCTCCAGGTGCTGCAGATGATGCTCGGTCATCTTCTTCTTGAGATGCTCTTGCATGATCCGCTCGTCCTTACGCCGCATACGCCGAACAATCTTGCGCTTCTGGTCGACCAACTGAAGCTGCGGGATGAGCGGCGGTGCATCAGGCTTGGTATCTCCTAAGGCCATTAGATTGCCCTCACAATCTGGTTGACGATGATGGTTGGTTGAGTATTCGGGTGGGCAGCGCCACTACCATCCGACGGTATCGCGTGATACTCATTCGCGCTTACTCCGCCGGTGCTGGTGTAATGAGAGTGGTCTACGTTCTCGGTGGCAAGGTTGACATACGCAGTATTGCTCCAGAGCCACTGGTAGCCTATATGCGATCCGTAGCGGTCAGCACCGCCGTTAGAGAAGTCATTGTTGCCAGTACCCATCCAGCCATCCGCGAAGCTACAGTTACCAGCCGGGTTGTGTCCATGTCCTCCGTCGTTATGACTATGCCAGGCAGAGACCCCGCCCGAGTGACCGGAGTGGGCATGGTTCGCAGAGGGAATGTTTGTAGCGCCACTGTGATTGTGTGATGGTAGTTGAGCAGTACTCAGCGTCACACCCTCATTACCTACAGCGGCACCGAGCACTGTACCAGCCGTACCGGAGAGCGCAGCTGTAATACGACCGGCAGCCGTGCCTCCCATATCATCTTTACCAGCGTGCACCCGACCCCGCTTGTCCGCAATGTTGAATGTAGTGCTGCCGTCACCCGCGCCATGAGGATAGCTGGCCGCGCTAGCGAGCGCACCTAGTAGAGGATACAGCGTCCGACTCACGGCCTGCCCATACTGAAGCAATGCCCATGTAGGTATCAGCGCAGCGGCATAGTCCCACTCCATCGACATTCCCACGGGAACGCTCATGATGAAGTTGTCTACATCCTGCGCCAGATTCTGCAAATCAGTCGCAACCGTGGATGGGTAGGTCGGCTCTGGGTAGCGAAGAGCGTATTGCGAGGTCACACCCATCAGAGCGCCCTCACGATCTTGTTCACGATGATCGTAGGCTGCACGTTTGGGTGGGCAGCACCGCTACCGTCTGAAGGAATGCTCTGTGTATGCCAGGCGCTAACAGTTCCAAAGTTCGTCTGATGTCCGTGGTTCGCGGAAGGGTTGCCGACAGAAGCGTTGCCGGTATTTGAGAAGAACCAACCACCAGAGGTCTGCCAGCCCCCGCCGGAGTGAGAGCTCCAGAGGTCACCGCCGGCACCTGCGTACCATGAACTACCAGGACCGATCCATCCATCCTGAGACATGACACGCTGGTACGGCTGGTGAAGGTGTCCGTAGTCTCCGTGAGCATGATCCGCAGACCTACCGCCAGAGGTACCACTATGTGAGTGATCGGTTGATACCGTTCCTGTTGCTCCGGTATGTGAATGCGAAGCGATCTGGGCAGTCGCGAGTGTGTAACCTTCACCGCCCATCACAGCACCAAGGATCGTACCTGCCGCACCGGAGATGGCGGCGGTGAGTCTGCTGGCGGCAGTCCCTCCCATATCATCTTTGCCCGCAACAGCGCGACCACGCTTGTCTGCGATATTGAAGGTGGTGCTACCATCACCTGATCCGTGAGGGTAGCTGGCCTGATTCGCAAGCGTGTGCAGCTTCGGGTAGTTCGTACGCGATACAGCCTGTCCGTACTGAAGTATTGCCCAGGACGGTATCTGTGCTGAACCATAGTCCCAGTCGCAGGTCATCCCGATCGCGATGCCCATGATGTAGGCGTCCATATCTAGTGCCATGTTCTTGATGTCGTTCTGGACATTCGGGCTATCCGAGCCTACTGGATAACGAAGCTTGTAGTTTGGCGTCGTGGTACCCATCAGGTGGCTCTCACGATCTTGTTGGCGATGAGCGTCGGCTGCGTGTTCGGGTGAGCGCCACCACCGCCATCAGCGTAGATCTGATGGGTGTGGTTTGTATCAATGCCACCCGTCGTCGTCCCATGCGTATGTTCGGCAGTCTCTCCGCTACTGTTGAAGTAACCATAGTTAGAGTTGTACCAGTTGCCGCCGTAGTGCGGGCCAATCGGCGCTCCGTTGCCGCCAGAGTAGTAGCCGGTCGTGTCATCACCGATCCAACCATCCATCGTGTTCGCCGAGATCCCTGGATTGTGAAGGTGACCACTGTCAGCGTGATTGTGCGCAGTGTCACGACCAGCTGACTGACCGGCGTGTGAATGATCCGCCGAGATGTATCCGGTAGCGCCGCTGTGGTTATGTGAGGACAGCTGCGCTGTACTCAGCGTCACGCCCTCACTCCCACATACAGCACCGAGAACCGTTCCGGCAACACCCGAAAGCGCAGCCGTGATACGTCCGGCAGCAGTACCGCCCATGTCATCACGGCCAACAGACAGACGACCGCGCTTGTCGGCAATGTTGAATGTGGTACTGCCGTCGCCCGAGCCGTGTGGGTAGGACGACGCCGACGCTAGGGCAGCCAGCGCTGAGTAGGTTGTGCGGGAGACAGCCTGACCGTATTGTAGCAATGCCCACGCCGGGATCTGTGCCGCACCGTAGTCCCACTCGAAGGACGCACCCACCGGGATAGACATTATGAATGCATCAACCTGTGTAGCGATAGCCGCCATGTGGTTAGCCATGAGCGGCTTGTCCGTTCCGAGCGGATACGGGATGTTGTAGTTAGGAGTTGACGGCATGAGATTAGGGGACTGCCCTCGCGAGCAGTCCCCCGCTCCCTAGGAGAACGTGACCTGTGCCGTCAGGGTCCACGTGCCCGATGCCTTTGTGCCCAGGGCTGCGACCTTCCTCTGAAGGTTGGTCGTGCCCGTCGTGAACCCTGCACCGGAGGCACCGGATGCGCCGGCAGCGATTGACCATTCGGCCCAGACCTGGTTCGCCTCAGTACCGGCGAAGTCAGACTGAAAGCTGACCGTCTGGTTTGAGCGCGACGGATAGGTCGCGTTCATCGCCTTGTAGAACCCACCGGCCTGAAGGTCGGTCTGAGTCGCCGCCTCAGCCGTGTTCGATGTCCCGACGCCCAGATAGGCGTTGGTGTTTGACCACGGGTTCGTTGCCACCTGATTGGACACGACGGTAGCGATCATCGACATGTCCTGAAGCCGCTGAATGCCCTCGTTTAGCAGCAAGTTGCCATGGACTTCCTCGATGATCTCCGCCTCACCGATGATCTCACGGAGCAGGGCCGAAGAGATGTCCATGTCCTTCGGGAGCAGAAGCTTCCTGCGGGTGAACTCACAAGCTTCCTCGCTCCACTTCTCGCAGATCCAGTGGGTGGTGCCGTTGCGGATCACGTCTTGTCACCACCCGAGGCTGCGTCTTCCGCGTTGATGCTCTGGATAGCGTCGGCGAAGACCTGCAGTTCCTGCGGCACGTCCTTGCCCTCCGCCTCCAGTTGTGCGACAAGTTGCTTCGCCTGCTGCGCGAGACCGTAGACCGTTGGCTGACCCGGATCAAAGTTGATGTGAGCCGGATGCAGTTCCGAATCCGCGTCCTCGCTGAGCGAGCCGTACTTGATCATCTCCGCGATCATGTCGTCTGCAGAGACCAGGTCGTCATGATCGGGCATTGCCGCCTGTGCCAACTCGACGGACTCTTCGAAGTCGGCGTGCGGGATCATCTGCCCTGGAAGGTACGACCTCCCATTCCCGTCAAGGAATGGGAGGTTGACGTACGTCAGAGCCTTGTACTCGTCGGCCATGACCTTAGCCCGTTGTCGCGGCATTCATCTTGGCCTCGAGACGATCCGTGACTCCCTTGCGCGGGTCGTTGTCCGTCGCAAGGTTCTCTGCGTCAAGGACCTTCTCGATGCTCTCCAGGTCATCGCCAGCGAGCGCCACCGTCTGATCGACGTTGAGCTTGTGCTCGTTGATGTAGTCGGCCAACTCCTCGGCCGACATGCTTGCCGTGTCGCCGTGCTCGCCGTCGGCAGGACCGATCTGACGTGGCAGATTGTGCGGAGCGGTCTGGCTCCCCTGACGGAGATAGTACACCTGCTCCGCACCCGGTCCGTTGTACGTTCCGGCGCGAACCTGATCGGCCTCTTCGTCGGTGAAGAATGCGTCGAGCTCCTCACCGCGCTTGACGTAGTCCTCGTTGGTGATGTCCACGTCGTCACCGGCAATGTTGATGCGCTCCGTGAGCACATCCGGCCCGCCGGGGTCGACTGGGTTGGGCGTCACCTCGAACCACGTGAAGAGGCGATGCTTGATGATCTTCTGTGCCATCGCTCCTCCTAGGTGAGTCCGGTGACCTTGAGGACCGCGAACGCATTGTTCGCGTACATGACAGGCCTGACACTCGACTGGACCCAGGTTTGCTGCTTTCCGTTCGGGTCGCGCCAGGTCTCCGTGCTGAGCGGTGCCTCGATGCGCATCTCGCCGACCGCACCCTCTGCCAGCGCGTAGGCTTGGCCGGCAGTCATGCGGTTGGTGACGAAGATGTCGATGTCGTACGAGTCGAGCAGGGCACCCAGCTTGTCGCCGTAGATACCCTCGAGATTGAACATCTCCGTGGGGTTCATCACCCACAGGTTGTAGTCCATGTCCATCTCGTCCTGCTCGGCGATCAGGTCCGCCTTGGCGAAGTCCCTTGCCGGGAACAGCGGCCAGTTCGAACCTGCGGCATACGTCGTGTTGACGCTGCCCCAGCTGACGCCGGTGAAGGTGCGTGAGCTCGCCGTGATGAATGCCTCCAGGATCTGGACGCCACGCTGGTTGATCTTGCGAACCACCGTGTTGGCCAGCTGGCGCATCGCCTTGGTGAACTCCGCGATGTTGTTGCGATCGCGGGTTTCGTCGAGGAAGTAGAACTTGCCGCCCCACTTCTCGACGACAGCCGCTGCCGGTGCGCGGCGGCTGAATGCCACGATCGGGAACTCCGACCCTGGCTCGACCCGCTGGATGTCACGGTCCATGTAGTAGTCAGGAGTGACCACCAGGTCATAGATGACCGCGCCGCCCGTGACTCCTCCCGCTGACGTGAACACGCGGTCCACGAAGAACCGCTGCCTTGTCAGGTCGAGGACCATTGGCGTGATCACCCGCGTGGGGTTTTGCAGTGCGATGTCGATCGAGAACGTCGTTCCCGAAATCGTTGGCGGTCCCAACGGGTTGACTACCGCACCAGGGTACGGCGCTGCGGCAACGGCGGGAGGACCCTCCCACCGAGCAGCAATGAACTGCTCGGCATCGCGGAAGCGCATCCGCTCGAACTCCGGATCCATGCGACCCGCAGCGACCAGCGCCGCCAGGGTGTCGTCGCACACCTGAACACGTGGTCCGTGGTCGATCTGGAGAACGGTGGGCTTCGTTGGCTTCATCTTCCCTCCCTTCCTATGCCTTGACAGCCGGGTTGAAGGTGTACAACTCGACGACGACATCGACACCCGCAGCACCGGCAGCGGAGCGAGCTTTGCCGACGACGACCTTACCTGATGCCGGCGCGGCTGTGATGACACGCCCCGACGTGTCCGATTGCAGCAAATCGCCAATGGCGACCGCCGCTCCGGAAGTGATGGGGAGTACCGTGCCATCCCCATCGATGAGGACTGCCTTGCCACCGCTGGGCACGTCCCAGGCGATGACACCGCTGACCTCGCCACCCGCTACCGGAGCAGCCGGGACGACGAGGTTGCCACCGTCACCGGCGGCCAACGGGTCTGGCGCGAGAGCCGGACCAGACCCCTGGTAGCCGGTCTTGGGACCGGCCAGAGTCTTGCCCGTCATCGCATAGCCAGCGTGCACCGTGATCTTCTGGGTGTACGCTGCCTCGAAGTACGGGATGCACTCGTTGTTCATGCCGTCACCGCCTTGAGTAGTGCCCGTCCGCGCTGATGCGGGAGCGAGACGGCATGGCATGACCAGCGGCCACCATGGCGTCCTGCGCCTGTTGCGCGCGAACCTCGGGGAACAGCTGCGCCGACCACGACGCAACCTGCTCCTGGTTGAACGGGTCCTGGCCCTCGCCGTCTGCGCCCATTGCCGTCGCGCGCAACTCGACCGGGATGAGACCGGGCTGCAGAGACGCAAGCGTCTCCTCACCCTTGGGATCGTGCTCCAGGTACGTGAGCCAGTGGTCCTTGCTCGCTGGAGCGATGCGACCGTCCTGCATGGCAGCGGTCACCAGACCCTCGCGCTTCGACCGGCGATGCTCTGCCATGAAGTCACGAGTCTCGTTGCTCGCTGCGATCATGCTGTCGTACTGCGCCTTGTCCACCAGGACCACGCCGGGAGGCAACGCGCTTGCCGCCACGGCGGCAGGAGCCACTGGCTCCGCCGCAGGAGTCGGCTCTCCGGTCGGCTCTGCCGCAGGCGTCGGCTCGGCCACAGGCGGTACGATCTGTGGCTCGGGCGTGATGCCGGCTGCGGCATTGAGCTCGCGGAGGGTCTCCTGGACCTGCTCGTCGGTTGCTTCCTCCGGCAGTCCCAGGCGATCGCGGATCAGCTTGGGATCCATCGAACCTCCTGTGTCTGATTGCGGGAGGCTATCCTCCCTTGTGTCCCAGCTGGCGGCCACATCTCTGCCGATCGCCAGCGTCGCTGCTACGTGCGAGGCAGCTGCTTTGAATGCCTCGACGGTGTCCGGGATGTAGTCGAGCTTGATGGGCATCGGGTCTGTGAACACGACGCCATCGTCTCCCGAGGCGAAGCCGATCTTGTACAGCTGACCGGTCTCGTCATCTTCCACAACGAGTTCGTTCGGATCCATCAGGATCGCCTGGACCCACCACCAGTTCGCATCTGGGCGGCTTGTCACAAAGTCGTCGTAGAACGCTCTGCGCACGTCATCCAGATTTCTCGACGCGGCAGTCTTGCCCTTGCGGAACTTCACTGGATCGCCTCCTTTTGCAAGCAAGAGTGCCGGGTCGATATTGACTCCGTCCGGTACCTCGTCGCCGTAGAACTGAGGGAGGTCCTCAAGTACAGTGATGCCCGGCCAAGACACACCGAGCAACGAGCAAGCGGAGATCACGAAGCGCCACCGCTTACCCATCTGACTCTCCAACTGCATGCCGTCTGGTGCATAGGCAAGCGCGTTGGTGTATCCCTCGACCGAGCGTGAGGGATAGGCTGTCGGCATGATCTCCGCCAGCCACTTCGGAACGCCGACGAAGTCAGCGTACACCGCCATGCCATTCTCTGACAGGCGGAGGTTTGTGGCGACACCGAAGTTCGGTGTGCCGTCGAAGACCTGAGTATCGTTGAACCGTGGGTCAACGTGACCGATCTTCAATCTGGCAGGCCTGATGCTCTTGTCCTCGTTGGCCGCCGTTACCGCGTCGCGCAGGTCTTCGGGCGTGAACGTCTTGGGACCGGTGCTAAGCGAATACTCGATCCCGGCATGCATGACTGGCACGTTTGCTACCGTGACCAGCGCCGGAGAACCAGCCGCCATCACGTCTGGCTTCTTCCGCCCGAACCGCTTCCAGTTGAACGACGCGCGAATGGCAGGGGATCCCGAGGAGGGAGCACCCGACGGGTCCCCTGCTGCCTTCACCGGCTGCGTCACACCCGCTCCTGCTGGAACGGGATTGGCAGACTCCGGGATCTCTCCCCTTGGCGGTGTGACCTGACCAGGGGCAAGTTCCTGCGGTTGCCTCGGAACACCAGGACCAACGATGATATTTGGCCGTGGGGTGCTCCGGCTGGGCAGCTGGTACTTGTAGCGGACAGCGTTCTCCAACTCCTCGTCCATGATGATCACACCGCGCTGCACCAGCATCGACAGCTGTTCTACACCCAGACTATCTTCGCTCGTGCGCTCCCAGGTGATCTTGGGTACAAACTCCTCGTCCTCACCGTAGTTCCAGTCCACGATGTCCTCGATGACATGTTCATTCACAATGTCACAGTACCACTGGGCGATGTGACGTTGTGCCACCAAGAAGAAGTCCTCAAACGTCTCACCCAGCGCATAGCTGCCGACGTGAGAGCCACCCTGGGCCAGATTGGCGAGCATCAGCATGAAACGACGGGCCATTGACTCGTCGTATCGCTTGATGGTCGCGTCAATGTCGCTTCCTGATCCCTTGGCGATATGAACCGAGCTGCCATAAGGGACAGCGCCACCGGCGGTCTCGCCGATGCGGAATTGCTGCATCATCTGGCCCAGGTCTTCAATCTCGGTGAGAGTTGCACCCTGCGGACCAACAGCATACGGGACACCGCCGGCACGCTCGTGGTTGATTGCCTCCACCCTCATGAGGCGATCCTTCAGTACCCAGTCCTTGAAGCAGTCGCGCATCATGCTGCGACCGTGCCAGTTCATTCCTTCCATTTGGAAGATGAAGCCTGTCAGCCGCTCAACCGGAATCGGCTCGGCGAAGGAAGAGAGTGGCGGGTTGGCGCTCAGGAAGCTGTTCCTGCTCGCCCACTGGATGACATTCACGAGGCTGCCGTCATCCTCGACATTGATCTGCGAGATCGTACGCGGCATGATCGGGAACATCTTCCGCAGCCGCCATTTGCCGTCCACGACCTCACCATTCTGCTCGAAGAACATGTGCCCGTAGATCACGGACAGCATCGCCTGTAGCACGAACCTCTGGTGACTGAACCTGTGCTTCAGCCTACCCTGCGGCTTGTGATCCTCGCCCATGACCGGCAGATTGAGGTCCTCGGAAATCTCTGTGACCAGATCCGGCTTAGCACCGTTCTCGTCAATCACGAATCGCAGCTGGCTGATCCCCCACATCACGGACGTTAGTAGGGCAGCCAGCTGCGAATCCGTGCGCATCTGCTCGGCGGTCCAGACGCTGTTCGGCCAGAACCACTCGGGCACCGTCTCCTGCAGGTCGATGAACATATGCCATGGGGCGACCTGCCCAGTCTGCGGGTTCAGCCCGATGCCATAGTTGAACGGGTCGGCGACACCGATCAGGTTGAGGGGAGGACGTGCTCCCTGACGTGTCGTCACCCTGGGTCTTCCGACAGGAGGCATCTCAGCCTACCAGGTGTGAATCAGGTAGACGAGAAAGATGACGGCGATTGCAATCGTCGCGACTTCCATCTTGGTGATAGTCATTCGACCTTGGGCCACCTTTCCTTGGTGTCCTCGAGACCATCCGGCGGCAATGCTACCTGATCTTTCTCCTTCGCGCCGTTCCCGAGCTGATAGCCAATGTAAGCACCTAGAATACCGAAGATGCCACCAAAGGCGGAGATGAGCACCTGCGTCTCGTTCTCGCTCAAAGTCGCGGCTGTCGAACCGTTCTGAACCGCGCTCCAAACGATGCCAATCGTGAGGAAGATGATTGAAGTTGTGATCCCCGTTGCAAGGATCATCGCCGTCAAGTCCACGTACTTGCGACGACTATCACTCATTCGGCCACCCTCACGAACACTGTGCCTTGCTGACTCTTGTTGCGGGTGCAGCGCAATACCATGCCGCCATTGGAGTAATCGGCAGCGCTGGTGTTTCCCTCGACCGTACTGAAATCCGCTCCATGCCATGCTTCGAAGATTCCAACGTGGTCGTGAGTGCCGTCCCAGTTCCAGTCGTAGCACACCAGGTCTCCTGGGATTGGACTATCTGTTGTCTTCAGACCGTTCCTGCCGTTGCGTGCATCACCAACGATGTACGGAACGTACGAGTAGTAGGAGCCAGCCTTGAAGCTCGGTGAATCCTTCCCGAGATCTGCCGCACCGTGCTCATAGCACCAAGTAGCGAAGATCGCGCACCAAGGCACACCATTCATTCCATACCACTCGCCGTATGGTTGCATGTTGTCGCCATGCTCGACAGTTCCGATCTGCGTCACCGCTCGCATCAGGGCTGCGTGCCTGATTGACTCGGCTGGCGGTGGCGGCGGCTCGTGACCCTTGAACAGATCGTACGCCTGGTTGATCAGGGTCACCGCCGTCGCATCCATACCAGGCTCGCCAGCGTGAGGCAGAGAAGCAGGAATGCGAGCTGACCTAAGCGCGTTGAAGGTAGATGTACCAATGTAGCCGGTATCATCGATGTGCATCTGCCGCTGAAAGCCAGCCATCCCCGTCTGGCCCACGTTGCCACTGGTCCCGTGAGCGAAGTCGTCGCTGTACTTGCGGTTGAACTGCTGCCACGGCCAACGACCTAGCCGTGATACCGTTCGCTTGTACGCTTCGACATCTGGACCATCCTTTGACGGTGGGTAGCCATGCGCGGCAGCATCGGGTGGGTAGAGCACCCTGGGGAAGCCCTTGACCCTCACCATGGGCCCACCCGGATACGCGACTGTCCACCAGTCGGTCATTACTTGCCCTTGACGGGCTGTGCCGGGGTGTTGCGCACTGTTGGCATGTTGACGACGCTGTGCTTACCGGACTTTGTCAGCTTTGCCATATCTCCCTCCTTACATCTTCTTGTGTAGTAGATCGCCTGTGATAGTTGCGGTCGAGGAAACTCCACGCATATCAAGAACGTTGACAGCACTGACCGTGGAGAGAATGGCAGCATCAGCGTGGTCGGGGGAAGGGAGACCACGCTCGCGCATGTCTTCCTTCGTCTCCACGTAGATCCTGCCAGCACTGTCAACGTTCCATTTGACGGACCCTAGCTGGGCCGCCAAGGTCTCATCGCTGGGGTCAAGGTCGATGAGACCTTCCTCCATGAGCTCGCGGAACGTCCACCACACCTCACTGCGTCTGTTCTTGAACTTCAATGGGTTCGCCGCTGCCTGACTACCCTGGTGTGGCGCGACGTTGAGTCGCTGCTCACGCAATCTGTCGTACACGCCGGCACCAACCCCGATGATGTCGATCGTGGCTGGCGGCGTGTTATTGCCATGGGAACCCAGCCACACCTTGATCTTGCCGGCAGAAGTCATAGTGTCAGTCTTCGACCACTTCTCGGTGAGCCTGATGACACCGTCTCGGTTGCGGTACATGCAGGAATGGTCAATGCCGTAACGCGCGATATCAACGCCGTAGCGTCCCACGCCTAGACCGGGCAGGTCGCGCTCCCAGCAATACTGAATGAGGGCTGGGGAGATCAGGTACTCGTCGCTGACGTCCGGGAACTCACCCTCCACCTTAGCGACCCAGGTAGGTGATCCCTCACCCCACTCCTGACGAGCCGTCTCGACCCAGATCTTACTGACCAAACTCTCCATGACTTCGTCGCCCATGTACTGCCCACACACGGCACAGTTGTGGTTGCCGGTGAAGTTGGGCGTATCCCAGACGCTGATCTGGATGACATTCCAGCCTGACCCTGGCTTACACACCTTTGCGAAGTGGCTGTTCGGGTCATCCGGGTTTCCCAGGGCAAGCACTCGCGCGTTCTCGTTAGTGACCAGGGCCAAGACAGAGGTCCACAGGCTTAGGGGGATACCGCAGGCCTCGTCGAGCACCGCCAAGAAGTAACGCGAGTGAATGCCCTGGAACGTGTCCTCGTCATAGTCAGCTGGCTTTCGCCCCATAGCGATGAGCTCCTCACTGCTATCAGCACGCTTGGTACCCTCGTCCCCCATGTGCCACTGACAGTCGAGAGTGATGCGTCCCCGCAACGCACCCTCACGATGACGACGACGAATCTCACGCCACAGAATCGCCTGCACCTGCGGCCATGATGGCGCAGTAGTGACAGCGAACGCTGTGCCGAGCATGTGAACGTCCAAGTACCACCCGATCACCCCACTACCTGTGAATGACTTACCAGGTCCATGGCAGGACTTGACGGCAGTCATCCTGTTGTCCCTGACCGACTCGAGAATCTCCACCTGCTTGGCCCACAGATGATGCCCGAGTTTGTCATGGAACCAACCAACAGGATCCGTTATGAACGGATCCTCTGGTGGGTACAGCCTATCGAGTGCGAGGCTGCCGATTCCCTCAGGCCACCTGGCTTGTGGCTCTACAGGTATATCTGCCGCAGCAGATCGTCTGGGCATCCTCGCTCCTTGTCTCTCACCATCTTGTGCAAGTCTCCGGAACTTTTGGCTAGATCAACAGCGATCGCGTACAGGACGTTGGCCTCGATAAGTGTGCGAAGCCGCCACTGCATGACGTCGTCAAACGTCTGCTCATGCAGGTCTTGTTCAACTGTCTTCGTCATCCTCTTCTTCGGCAACTGCCTGCTCCATGGCAGTG